TAAGTCCTACGTTAATGCAGTCAAAATGATAGGAGGAAACCCGGACAATCTCATCTCCGTTCCACAGGAAGGGGAAAGTTGGGATAGTTTTTATAATCAACTTGGAAGACCTGAACAAGCAAATGGTTATGATTTTGGAGAAGATGTAGATGGTGTACTAGATGATTTTAAAACATTTGCACACCAGAACAATTTTACTCAAGATCAAGCAGATAATTTATTAGGTCTTTTTTCTGACATGCAAGAGGAAGATGCTCAAAGTGAGGAACAGGCTATTGAGGACTTAAAGGTTCAGACTACTATTGGACTCCAACGTGATTGGGGTAGAAATTATGATGGTAATCTGGATTATGCCCGAAGAGCCTATGCTCAATTTGGTACTGCCGAACTAACTGACGTTCTGGATAATTCTGGCTTTGGTAATCACCCTGAAGTGATCAAAGCCTTTTCAAAAGTAGGTCAGTTACTAGGAGAAGAATCACTTGCAGTAGGCACAGGATTAGGTCGAGATCAGATGTCTCCGCAAATGGCGCAGGAAGAGATTCAGTCTCTTTATCGTGACAAGGACTTCTCTAAAGCATATAGAGATAATAAAGACCCAAGTCATAAAACTGCAATGAGTAAAATGGATAGGTTATTTAAAAATGCATATCCAAATCAAAAAAGAGTAAGATAGTTTCACACCTCCATAGTGGAGGATAAGCCGAACAAGAGATAATATGTAGACAACCCTATGGGCCTACTGAACATTCTCTTGAGACCCTTTATGGATAATCTCTAGGTTATAGTGATTGTTACTTATACACATATCGTGTATGAGATTTCTATAAAAGGTACAATATGGCTAATTTTTATGATATTGAAACGTCGTATATACATCGCTATTCCGCTGATGTTTTACATGCGCTTCAACAAAAGACTACCCGGTTACGGAATTTTGTAACCAATAAGCCAGACTGTCAAGGTGTTGCCGAGTTCATTGATAAGATTGGAACTAACGAAGCCTTAGACAAAGTTGCACGTTTTGCAGATTCGCCAGTACAGGCAATATCCCATCAACGTAGGAGAGTATCAGCACAACCTAAAAATGCTGGATTCTTTGTAGAAGGTTTTGATACTCGTAGAATGAACTACGATGTGTTCCAACCGTATGCAGAAGCTACGTCAATGGCTATGGCTCGGAAAATGGACTCTGTAATCGTTGATGCCGCATTTGGTTCTGCTTATGAATCAGATGGTGGTGTAATGGACGGAGCAACCGAAATAGTCTGGAATGACACTAATTTCCCAAGCAGTTTTATTGCAAAGGATTTTACCTTTGGTACAGCAACAGATGCCATGAGTGGTATTAATAGTGCTGGAGCGGCAGGTCGAACCCTTTCTATTGATAAATTGCTTAATGCTCGCAGAAAACTCTCTGAAAATGAAGCAGATCAATATGATGAAGGTGGTAATCCACTTTATTTCATAGTATGTTCTGCATCTCAAATTGAGGCTCTGCTACACTCAACCCAAATCCAAAGTACGGATTATAATAACATCCGGGCATTGGTAGAGGGGCAAACTAATTACTTTGCAGGATTCCAATTCATTAGGTATGAAAATATGCCTACTACTGGTTCAGGCACAGGATTAGTTGAAAAGTGTCTTGCTTTTCATCCGCAAGGTTTAGCTTTTTGTTCTTGGGAAGAACCTATAACTGAAATTGAAAGACGTTCTGACAAATCTTTTGTTCCGTATGCATATTTTGAAATGGATATTGGTGCAACTAGAGTTTGGGAAGAAATGGTCATTGAAATTTCTTGTTATAAAACAGCTTAACCCAAACTATGAAAGGACAATATGGCTGATCAATATGCTGTAAATCACAAGAAACGATTCGTTACTGTTCCTGCGAAGCTGACTGATGTCGCTGATCAAGGGGGCAGAATGCGGATGTTGTATGATAAGTTCACGTTTACGTCGCCTGATATTGCGATGCAAATAAATGACACAATATCCTGTGGTAAACTGCCTCCCGGAGCAAAAGTATGGGATGCATCTTTACACCAATCGGC